AATTAGAAGCACAACTATTTAAAAGAACATTTTGGGGGTACATCAAATGTTGGTGGGTTAATAGGAGGGTGTTATGACTGAAGAAGACGAAGAGTTTGAGCGCATACAAAATCGTGTGAACTGGACTAAAGAAGAACGCATGAACCCTACTCAAATGGGGGGTACACGTATACATAAATACGAAGACAACAAAAGAACGCAACCTATGACTAATTTAATATGGTCTTTCAGTAGCCTTAAAACGTTTGTGCAATGCCCTAGGAAATACTACCATATCAAAGTAGCCAAGGATGTTGAGAGTAGCGATAACGAGTACTCCATCTACGGCAAAGAGATGCACCTAGCGGCAGAAGAGTACATTCGTGATGGCATTGACTTGCCCCCTCGGTTTGAATATCTTAGATCATCGTTGGACATACTAAACAATATCGAAGGGGAAAAGCATTGCGAAGTAAAACTTGGTTTGACGAAAACCTTAGAATCATGCGAATTCGATGCTCCGAATGTTTGGTGGCATGGGGTGGCGGACTTAGTGATTATCAACAAGAAGACGGGGACTGCGTATTCTATCGATTACAAGACATCAAAGAATGCGAAATATGCGGACGTGAGTCAACTCGATTTAGTCGCCTGTGGTTTATTTGCGAAATTTCCGGAGGTGAAGGTTGTGAAGTCGGCACTCTTATTTGTAGTGTCGAAAGAATTTGTCAGGGCTCTCCATTTGGAAACTATGAAGGGCTCTTACATGGATAAGATCATGCCCCACATTGAAAGATTAGAAGGCGCATTTGAAAGCGGAGTTTGGAACCCAAGACAAAGCGGATTATGCGGTTGGTGCCCAGTAACAACATGCGAACATTATGTAAAGAGGAGACAGTAATGCCATACGTCAACAAACCTAGACCTTACAAAAAAGAATATCAACAACAAGTTGAGCGTGGTGAACACGAAACTCGAATGGAACGTCAGCGTGCCCGCAATGAGATGGACAAAAAGGGCGTAGACCGCAAGGGTAAAGACATCGACCATACGATACCACTATCAAAGGGTGGTACAAATGCGCCGAGCAACTTAAAGTTAAAGACCCCAAGCGCCAACCGATCTTTCAGTAGAAACAGCGATCATACTGTTAAAAAGAATACGCCCAAAAAATGAGCTTAGCAGAATACAGTTGGCCACGACCACACGGATATAGCCCCTTTGCGCATCAAGTTAAAACTGCAGAATTCTTAACTAAGCACAAGAAGGCATTTTGTTTTAATGAACAGGGTACAGGTAAAACTGCGTCCGTCATTTGGGCAACCGACTACCTCATGACTAGGGGTATCATAAGTCGTGTATTGATTGTGTGCCCGTTGTCTGTGATGAAAGCGGCTTGGCAAGAAGACCTATTTAAATTTGCTCTGCATCGCAGAGTAGACATAGCTCATGGTAGCGCGGCTAAGCGTAGAGAAGTTATTAGGGGTAATGCCGAGTACGTCATTATTAATTTTGATGGCGTTGAGATTGTTAAAAACGATATCCTCAATAATGAGTTTGATTTAATTGTGGTGGATGAAGCGTCGGCTTATAAGAATGCGCAGACGAATCGTTGGAAGGTCATGCGGGATTTGTGCAAACAAATAAATGGGTTGTGGATGTTGACTGGGACGCCAGCCGCCCAAAGTCCTGCGGATGCTTACGGATTAGCAAAGCTAGTCAACCCAGCTGGCATACCAATGTTTTTTACGCAGTTTAAAGATAGCGTGATGACAAAGATCACAGAGTTTAGATGGGTTCCAAAACCTAACGCTGATCAAATTGTGCACAAGGTTCTTCAGCCAGCAATCCGATTTGAAAAAGCTCAGTGTCTGGATCTACCACCGCTTACATATACTGAACGAGATGCACCACTAACGCCGCAGCAGGTAGCTTACTACAAGAAACTTAAGAGTCAGATGCTTATCGAAGCAGCCGGTGAAGAAGTCAGTGCCGTCAATGCGGCTTCAAAGTTGACTAAATTACTCCAAATTTCATGTGGTTCTGTGTACACAGACAAGGGCGAAGTTGTTGATTTTGATGCGTCAAGCCGATTAAAAGTTGTCAAAGAAGTCATTGAAGAATCATGCAATAAAGTATTAATTTTTGTGCCATTCACACATACGATTGATTTATTGGCAAGGCATTTAAATAAAAACAACATAACCAACGACACAATTAATGGTGCAGTTAGTGCTAATCGGCGAGCTGAAATTGTAAAAACTTTTCAAACACAAGCAGAACCTAAAGTATTAATCATACAACCGCAAGCCGCCTCCCACGGACTAACCCTAACCGCCGCAGATACTATAATTTGGTATGCTCCGTGCACCAGCGTTGAAACGTATCTCCAAGCAAACGCAAGGATTGATAGGCCCGGGCAAAAGAATTCTATGACTATAGTACACATAAGAGGCAGTGCAGTTGAGAAACGTTTATACGAAATGCTACGCAATAATATTACGAACCACTCAAAAATAATTGAGTTATATAAGCAAGAATTATCAGAAGATAACTTGACATTGTCAAACTCTGACATATAATACAAAGCCCAACAACAAAAGGAACTGACTATGGACTTACAGGTTCAGGAAGAAAAACCCTCCGTCGATACGCTAACCCAAACGTATATTCGTATGCGTGATAAACGTGCGATCATCAAACAGGAGTGGGAAGACAGAGACCATGCAATTGCAACTCAGATGCAGATGATCGAAGAAGCATTGCTAGACCTCTGCAAAGAGCTTAATGCTAATAGTATTTCAACAAATCATGGCACAGTTGTGCGTTCGGTTAAAACACGGTACTGGACAAACGATTGGGATTCAATGTATCAATTCATTCGTGATAACGATGCGTTTGCCTTGCTAGAGAAAAGACTTCATCAAACACACATGAAAGAATTTCTTGAAGAGAATCCGGATGTTCTCCCAATGGGACTCAACACTGAGAACCAGTATACCGTGGTTGTTAGACGTAAAAAGGAAATTTAAAAATGAGCAATATTGCGTTGTTAGATCAAGCGTTACCTGACTTTCTGCAAACTGCAGGGGTTAGTGCATTAACTAAAGCTTTGGCTGGAAAAACTGGAGCCAAACGTATCGTACCAAAAAACGGAATCTTTCGTAAGATGGTCGGCATGGAAGAGATGGGTAAAGTCAAGGGCAACCTTAACGTTATCGTTGTTAATGCCTCACCAAAAGTAGGCCGCATTTTCTACTCACAAGCATGGACTCCTGATTCAGAGCCAACTGCGCCTGATTGTTTCTCCAATGATGGACAAGCCCCCGACAAGGGTTCAGTTAAACCACAAGCAGATCGTTGCGATTCTTGCCCTAATAACATCAAGGGTTCAGGACAAGGGACATCTAAAGCATGTAGGTACTCACGACGTATTGCATTAGTACTAGAAGAAGACTTTGGTACTTCGCTAGAAGGTGAAGTTTATCAAATGAACTTAGCCTCTAAATCTCTTTTCGGAGAGAACGTCGGCGATAACAGTTTCACATTTGAGAACTACACAAAATACTTGGCCAACAATGGCAAGGGTATTGACTACGTTGTGACTGCATTGAGCTTTAACGAAGACAATGATAACCAATCTGTTTTGTTTACACCCGCACGATTCATCAACAAAGAAGAGTTTGCGGTAACAAGTAAGCTCGCCGACTCACCCGAGTTGCACAAGATGGTTGTGATGACTCCTTACGAAGCACAGCAAAGCACTACGAAAGTATTGCCAAAGCCGACGCCGAAACAAGAAGTTGTTGAAGAACCTAAAAAGCGTGAGAGTAAGAAAGCCGATACCCCAGTTGCTAAAAAAGACCTTGACGACGTGCTAAAAGCATGGAGTGAGGAAGACTGATGAGTTACGGTTATAGTCAACGCTTAGTATTTGCTAATCAAAAAGCAGACGTTAATTCGTTGGGTGTAGCCCTAGGCCGACTATGTATTGAACGAAACATCCCAGTTAACGAAGTTGCTGAGAACCTAGGCGTGAGTCGTGCTACGATTTACAATTGGTTTTGGGGGGCAAGCGCCCCTTCTAAGCAACACAGTGAGCTGATTGTTTCGTTCATGCGTCAACACAAAAAGCGGAACTAAACAATGCTCGATCTACTAGATGCTGTTTTACCGGCAGAGGGTAGGTACTGCGTGTTTGGCTTGGGTAAATATCCAGACCAAAGGTTTTGCAACACACGTGCTGAAGTTGATTTAATCGCCCAAGAATTGGTGCTTAACAAAGTTAATGTGTTCTATGGTTGTGCTAAGTATGGTGATCTTAATAATAGAACCCATGCGAATGCCAAGTACTTTAGAGCCCTTTGGATTGACATTGATTGCGGCGAAGCAAAAGCGGCTGAAGGCAAAGGGTACGCAACACAAGCAATTGGTTTACAAGAGTTTAAGAAGTTTTGCAAGACGACGAGCTTACCCCCACCATTAATTGTTGACTCTGGTTACGGTATACATGCGTACTGGTTACTAGAAGAAACGATTGGTAAAAACGATTGGGAAGCGCTAGCCAACAGGTTGCACGAGCTATGCAAAGAAAACGAACTCATTGTTGACCCTGCTGTTTTTGAAGCATCCCGAGTACTAAGAATCCCCGGAACTTTTAACTTCAAAGGTGAAGAGCCTGTCGAGGTTAGACTAATCAACGAAGTTTCTAAGCGTACGCCCTACGCAGAAATTAAAGAACTACTCGGCGCTCCCGAGCCCGTGCAAGACAAGCCTGACTTCATACCTAGGTCGATGAGTCCTTTGATGATGTCGCTTATGTCTAACAAGATTAAACGCTTCAAGACAATTATGGTTAAGTCGGTAGAGGGTACTGGATGTGCCCAGCTACTGCACTGCTATAAGAATCAAACGGAGATTGAAGAACCTTTATGGCGCAGCGCTTTATCTATTGCATCTTTTTGCGTAGACAGAGACAAAGCCATACACATGTTATCAAAGGATCATGACGAGTACGACTACGCCGAGACCGAGAAGAAGTCTAACTATCTTATTAAGATGGGCGCACCGCACCATTGCACCACGTTTGATAAACTCAACAAGGGCTTTTGTGATGGTTGCGTAAACCAAGGAAAGATTAAATCCCCAATCAGCCTAGGGGAGGAGATTGCGGAAGCGGACGACGAGGACAACACTGTCGTAGCCGAGGATGACGAAGGAACTGTAGAGACGCATCAGATACCCGAGTATCCGTTTCCGTTTTTTCGTGGGAAGAATGGCGGGGTTTACCGAAGAGATGAGGACGAAGGTGACGCAGAACAAGTTTACGAGCATGACATCTATGTGATTAAAAGGTTGGTTGATCCGAATGCGGGCGAGGTGGCGTTGATAAAACTGCACCTACCCAAAGATGGGGTGAAGGAATTTGTTGTGCCGTTGACTTCAATCACGGTTAAAGAAGAACTAAGAAAAACGTTAGCGCATTATGGAGTTGCGTTATTTACCAAGCAATTGGACTTAATGTATGTGTACATAATGACGTTTATTAAAAACATGCAAGTAGAAAGAAAGGCAGACATTATGAGAACACAATTTGGTTGGGCGGATAACGATAGTAAGTTTATTATCGGCGAACGAGAAATTACAAAAGACGGAGTATTTTACAGCCCCCCATCGACGTCTACAAAAGGTATTGTGGAACACCTACACGCTAAAGGGACGTTTGAGAAGTGGAAAGAAGTATTTAATATGTACGGCCGACCCGGTCTCGAAGGCCATGCGTTTGCGGCGTTAACGGCATTTGGTAGTCCGCTATTAAAGTTTACGGGTATGAGCGGGGCTATTATTAATTTGATCCACGAGAAGTCTGGATCGGGCAAGTCAACGGCTTTGTTTATGTGTAACAGCGTATACGGACATCCAGTGCAGCTGTCAGCCCAGTGGAAAGATACGCCACAATCTAAGATGCACCGACTCGGCGTAATGAATAACTTGTCAAACACGATTGATGAGATTACAAACACATCGCCGATGGAGTTCTCTGACCTTGCGTATGGTATTTCACAAGGGCGTGGCAAAGACAAGATGAAGTCTCAGACCAATGAGATGCGTGTTAACAATACGTCGTGGAATAACATGACCCTGTCTTCTGCCAATGCTAGCTTCTATCAAAAGCTAGGTGCGGCTAAAAATTCCCCCGATGGCGAGTCGATGCGCTTGATTGAGTACAAAATTTCACCAAACAACATCATTGATGTTCAAGTCGGCAAGGAAATGTTTGACCACCAACTACGGGAAAATTATGGCCATGCGGGTGAAATCTACGCTACTTGGCTTGTAAATAACTTAGAAGAAGCAAAAGACTTGGTGCGCCAAATCCAAGCCCGCATTGACAAGGAAGTTAAGTTTACCGCACGTGAGCGGTTTTGGTCGGCAGTATGTGCCTGTAACATAGCAGGGGGTTTGATTGCAAAGAGCTTAAAACTCCACGACTATGACATGAAGCTTGTGTATAAATGGTTGGTTAAGATGCTCGGTGAAATGCGTGAAGACGTGAAACCTCCAGTCGATGCACCTTTTACAGTATTGGGAGACTACTTGAACGCCCATACAATGAATACTTTAGTTGTAAATGGTGAAGTGGATTCGAGGAGTGGGCTTAACGCCGCACCTATACTGGAGCCTAGGAATGAATTGCTAATACGCTACGAGCCGGACACCAAGCATTTGTATATAGCCGCAACACCGTTTAAAAACTACTGTGTAAAAATACAAATCAACCATAAAGAGTTGCTTAATAAATTGAAAGAGACTGGAGTATATAAAGAAACAGTTAATAAACGCATGGCAAAGGGTATGAAAGTTGTATCTCCCGCAGTGCGCGTGTTAATGTTTGATGCTTCGACAAGCGAGTTCTTACAGATTGAGCCCCATGAAAATAGAGACAGTGAGTTACCAGATCAATTGGAAGAAGTTTAGAAAAGGTACTTCTTTTTTTGTACCCTGTATCGACCACAAAGCGGCACGGGAAGCATTAAACGTGGTTACAAAACGGCTAAAAATCGACACGATATCCAAATGTGTCGTTGAAGAGAACATAAAAGGGTTGCGGATTTGGAGAGTTTAATATACAATCCACCCTGAAAGTTAGTTCCTTTCTTTGCAATTTATCCCCGCCTGTGTGCGGGGTTTTTTTATTTGCCGTAAGCTTTTTGCAAAGTCTCTACGTTGTGCTCTGCAACAGGTAGCCCAATACGTGCTGTCTTTTCAGTTAAATTAACGCCACCAAACGTTTCAGCAATACCCCGTTTTTCGTAAGAAGCATCTATTGCTTTCTGAACTTCTTCGTCATCAAACGCATTTTCAGGATGCTTTACGTTGAAATCCGCCATTTTATCTATCATACCAATGAATATTTGATCAAAGCGTTCTTGTTTTTCGGGGGATAAAGCGGGATCATTTGCTTTACGAAATGCGTCAATAAGTTTTTTCTGTATGCTAGCTTTTTCTGTAAGGATTTGTTTAGTTACGGCAGCTTCTTTAAATGCTTTTGTTTGTGTATCTGCAATCGCAGCGGGAGCATAGCCTATTGCTTTGCCGATTATCTCTTTGGTTGGCACATTTTTAGCCTCAACCATTTGTGCGCCTTGGTAATCCTGGTATCCTTCTTTTGCGTATCTGTGCGCAGCTATAAGGTTTCCTATGGATCCGGGTACAAGTTTTTCAATACCTTGTTCGTAGTCGCCGTCGGCTAACAGCTGTATACCTTGCATAGCAGACAGAGCCATATTAGCTGCAGGGCCCCCAAGTAATAGCCCTATGTTAGCAATAGATTCCTTAATTGTATGGCCCGGTGCAGGATCACGGAACCACATATCGTTTAAAGATAGCCGACTAGATACGTCGAGACCAGTAATTCTATTAAGCACCCCAGTTTCAACCAGTCGGCTTAATTCATTAAGGCCCATATTGCCCAACATTTCCGGTAAATACTCGGTGCGCCACCATGTCTCGTAATCAAGACTCTTCATATCTTCGGGTGCATCAGGGTCTTGACCCCATTTTTTCCACGCTAAACCGAGCATACTCATAACCAAACTAAACGCTGGCAACGCTACCACACCACCGAGAAGCAAGTGAGTGCCCATTACACCAAAGAATTTAATAGCAGCTTGTTTTTTACCTTCCTTAAAGAGAGGCAACATTTTAAAGAAATTGGTTATTAAAAGTTTAGTTGTAATCAACGGGAAAAACTTATACATGGTTACAATTTTTCCTGTACCACCACGCATAATCATTGGTTTGTTATCTGGATCGTAATTACCAAATGCTTCGTTAGTATCTCTTGTTGCTTGGTCGGCTGCAGCTTGATAATTTTCTTCGGTAAGTGGTTTACCGTCCATAGCCATTTCAAATGAAGATAAATAAATAACTTCACGGGACAATCTTTCCATGTGGTGCATCAACCCACCGAGTATCAAAGTACCTGCAACATCTTTTGCTGTTTGGACGGCTTTACTACTTACTTTAGAATATGGTTTTTTAGCTTGACTGTAGACTTCGTTTTCTAAAGTATTGGTAGTGACACCACGTTCTTTCATTTCACGAACAGCTCTGCGTTTCATGGGGCTTAACCCTTTAGCAAATTCAATGCTGGGCGCATGATATCTTGTGCTTCCATCGGGCATTGTTTCTACTACGCCGTATTGATTTAATAGCGCTAAGTTTTTTAACAATGTTGCAGTGCCTTTAGCAGCCCCATGTGATGCAAGAATAGGCCACCCTTTGAGGAAAATATCCATAGGTTGCATCAACGCAGAAGACCAGCTTGTTAGATATCTTAAGAACGCTAATTTAGCAATACCTCCAGCAACTTTATCCCAAGCATTTGTAGCATCTGTTTTCTGCGTCGGTTGAATAGATTCATTAACAAACTCAGTCATGCGTTTAACAATAGGCGTTAAATCTTCTTGACCCTCAAGCGCACGCTGAGCAGCTTCTAAGCCCCTACGCATTTCTGGGGAGTACTTTAGCCGAGCGAGTTGAGTTGAGAACCTAACTCCAGTATTGTTTACAGTACGCAAGATATTGGAGGTAAATCCGGGTGTGCCTTTACGGTGTATAAACATCTTACGAATACTAGCTTCGGGCATTGATGTCAAAACGGCTTGGTATATTTCATCCTTCATTGCTGTTTTAGCTCTGGGATCTTTCATATCAGCCGAGTCAATTGCTTCATACGCAGTTTTTAGAATTTTACTTACACCTTCTATTTGCGCACGAAGTTTTAAACCACCCTTATCGTGTGATGTTTTTAACGCATCTCTATCCCGTAATTCTTTTTCTGTTTCATTCTGCGTTTTTAAGTAATTATTTTTGGCGCGGTCGCGCTCTATTTGCGTATCAAAGCGCAATGCTACTCTGCTTTTACCTCTACCATACTCTAAAACATAGTCACCTTGACGATCCAATTGAAAGTACGGTTCTATTTTGTTTTCTTTTTGTATAGTTTCACGCAAACCTTTCATTAGTTTTTTGCGTTCTTCTTCCGGTAAATCTAAAGCATCTAGTTGTTCTTCAAGAATTTCGTTTTGGAAATCGTTTAAATGGGAATAATAATTTTTTAGGCTTACATACAATTTTTTACCTTGCTCTGGCAATGTATTGTATAAGTTATCAATTTCTTTGTTATGGTCTTTTATGACTGGCAGAGATGGATCATACTCAACATATGTTGATAGATTCCGCAAGTCTTCAAACTGGTCAACAAACTTTGGATGCGCACGCTGAAAACGCACAATTTCATCTGACATATTGGCCGCACCGCGCAATAAATTTTGTGTTTGACCCGTCATCTTTTGGGCGGCTTTGTTGATATCTATTAGCGCAGGGATACGATCCCCGAATTGTTCAGCTATGCCTTCACGATCCAAAGCGTGACTATAAATTTCCCTAGCATCCGCAGTCATACTACCCCATAGCAACTTAGCCTCAGACCAAATTTCTCGTGGGTCTCTAAGCATTTGCATATAAGAAACTGCTTTACCTAGATCATTACCTGCTCGGCTATCTGCAACTGCTTTAAGACCCTGATTAGTTCTGGTGGTCATGTCTTTAACAGCTTGCTTACCGCTTGGCTGTATTGACGTAGCTGCTGCTGTAGGAGCTGCGCCGACTCCATTTCTTTGTCTTATTACATTAGCTAGTCTAGCTTTATTTATTTCCTTGCGTTCAGCAGCGACTTGTTTAGAAGTTTTATCTGACTCTAGCACGCCGCCAGTAATATCAATAAGGTCAGAGAAACCATTGTAATATTGCTTACCAAACCCAAACACATTCATGATGGATTTAACAAAACTACTAAAACCAGATTCGTTAGTACGGATACCTTCTACACGGTGCAAAAAGTCTTGTACATTTTCATCAGACATTCCGTAGGCTAAAAACTCATACGGGTTTGTAAATATGTCCTTTACAGAATCAATACGACCTGTAATGCCTGAATGTAATTTACCTGCAGCTTTGTCTTTTTCGTACTGAGCTTCAGCACGTTTCATCAAGTCTTGGATGTCGGTCATTAGCTTAGCTAATTTTGAGTCTACATCAAACCCTTCACCCAAAGATTTAAAGCCAAGATACATTTTCTGCATCGTAGCTGCATGTAGTGCTTCGTGAAGCACGTCAATATTATTGATACCTTGGTTGTTACCGCTAGACCGCACAAAGATATGACGTTTACCTGTGGCTGGGTCTCGTACGTACAAAGCCCTTGCGGTGCTCCACATATCTGCATGGGGCAATAAGGCTGCTGGCAGTGGCTCGCCTTCTATGACTGGGTTAAATGTAACTCCACCCACAAACCCCATCAATTTTCTAGCTAATAATCTTTGAAATGCGTTACCTGTTTTAGCAACAACACCAAGGGCTTGTACCGTATTTTTTGCGTAGTTAAATTGAATATTTGGCTTGCCTCTGCCGGGTCTTCCACCCATTGCAGTCGGCTCAGTTTTAGCTGTATCACTTGTTGGAGTTGCACTGGGCGGCTGGCTTACTGGCTGTTCGGCTCTGGTAGTTGGTGTTTCTTGTCCTTCTTGCGTTGCTTGCTGGGCTTGAGGGGTTTCAGTGCCACTTGTAATTTCTCCAGTTTCTGGGTTTATTGCTTCTGTTTGCTTAGTTTTACTAGGCGTCATTGCATTGTTGGTTAGCCCAACAAATTCGCTAAACGCAGGGTCTTGGTCTTTTTGCCAAATAGCATCATAGCCTTCTTTTTTAGCTAATTGCGCGCCAAGAGCTTCCATTACTTCTTGTGCATCGTAGTATTTACTAAAGTCTACATTTGGAAAATAATTTTTTGCTACGGCTATTAAATCTTCTTTATTTAATTTTTTTAATTTATTAAAAGTATCAGCGCCTAAAAGTGATTTTGCTGCGGCTACACCTGCTCCGGCGTTTACAGCATTTTTTCGCATAGCAACATCTGGCCCCCCAAATGGTGTTACATCTAATACATTTGCTTTAGGGTTTACGTCCCAAAAATGCTGATCTCCACCTAAGTCTTTGTGGGGCGATTCTACGTTTGCTGGTGTAGTGTATATACCATGCGGTTTATCTGTTGTAGCCCTACCAACTCCGGGTTCTTCGTAGCGTTGAACTTGTTTGGGTATATCAGTAATTTGTTCTTCTGTCTCTACTGCAGGGGGTTGTTCTGCTTCTCCAACATTAGGCTGTCCAACATCCGTTGCAGGATGAACCACTCTAGTTGGTTGAGTTCCTCCAAGTTCTCCGGTGGTAGTTCCGGCACTGGGCTGGCTAGGTATTGCAGGGCTAACTCCACTTGGCGTAGTGACAGGTGTTCCAACATTTTGTTCTTCCTTTTCCTTTTCTTTCTCTCTATCTAATTTCTTCTTAGCCATTTTCAGTGCGCTATCTTCAGACACACCTGCGTATACGTACTGCTTTGCAAACTCTTCTATTTTTTTATTGTCTTCTTCTGTCGTAGTCGGCTCAGTTTCTGCTGTGCTTGTTTGAAGCGGCGGTATTCCAGGTGCTGTGGGTACTGTCTGATCTGCAGGAGGTGGCACTGGTGGGGCAGCGGGGGCTGGGGCGTTTGCCTGTTGTTCTTGTTGAACTTGTTGTTGTTCTTGTGGTGTTCTTTCAGGTACTAAAAACCCTTTGCTTCGAGCAATATCTTCTGCATTGGGCTGCTCTTCAGGCTTAAATGCTTTTGCGGTACTTTGTAGTAACTGCACAGTAGTGGCGTGGCCACCCGCCATAGCCATACCCGTAACTAAACCTTGAGCTGCTTGCTGCCCAACACCTTCGTCCCACGGCTTACCCGTTGCAAGATTGGTAAATATTTGTTCTTGCGCCGACTGGGGCATCTCTTGGAGCAAGCCTTCACTAGCTGCTTCTTTTAATGCTTTAATTAAGAACGGCCCCTCACCCGTACCAATGTTTGAAATACCTGCAGATCTTGCAGCAATGTTAGTTTCTACATCACCAATCCCAAGTTTTTTTGCTACGCCACCCGATAGTGCCGCTATTGCAACAGTACCAAATCCTGCGCCTAATGCAGGTAAAACATATTCATTCCAGTCTCTACCTTGAGCACGAGCTTGCTCAGCAATTTGACCCGTAGATTGAGCGCCTTCACCTGCGCCAGACACTGTTGCAATTTTTACAGTTTGGTCTTTAATTTTATTGGTAATAAAGTCTTGAGCTGCCTTGCCCTCTAGTCCTAATGCAGTAGCCTCAGTCGCTGCTTTACCCACTAGGAAACGAACAAATCTACCCCCTGTAGCACCAGCAAGAACAGTACCGGGCAAAGATTCTGCAATACCGCCTATTAAAGAAGTAGGATTAACAGCAAGGGCCTTTAGGGTATCAACGAAGCCGACTGCGTCTTTAACTTTTTGATCCGCATTTTTTCTAGTGAGCGACTGGAACCCAGTTAAAAATTGATTTGTTTTTTCTGGATCGTACCCTGCTTTTTCTAGCACTCGACCAGCAGCACCGCCACTTGTTAAATCTAAAAGACCAACATAAGATTGACCAAGATCGACCACACCTTTGGCAACATCTAAGCCAGTATCTTTGGCAAAGTCAGTTACGCCATAGTTTTCTTCATGGGCTGCCTGTGCTAGCTTATCCTTCCTAGCTTTTTCTTGGGCTTGCTTAGCTTTATAGTCGGCTAATTGCTGATCAACTTTTTGCTTTTCTCTACCCGGAGTAAACATAACAGACTCGGGGCTACCGCTTTGCAGCATAGCTTGTCGATTGAGTTCAGGATCAACTTGTGGCGCACCAAGATTGCGGCCTTCTAAAACGCTGGGCTTACCAGTAAATATATTTTTTATGGACGATACTAAGTCTTCGCCAATCGACGGTATTTTTTCTTGGGGTACTTCTTTCTTTTCAGCTTTAGCAGGGGGTTCAGTTTCAAGCCATTTATCGCCAATCAAATAAGCTTTAGCCCCAGTTTCAGAATGAGTAGCAGTCTTGAGTACGGGCTGCCATTCACCATCAACTAGAGCTACTTTTTCCCCTGTGTTTGGATTGGTAGCTGTTTGAATCGCCATTATTTATCCAAGTTATAACCTGAAGGTAGTGCTGGAGTAGCCCCGCCACCCCCCGTACTTGCATTGGGCAGTCTATGCGATACGTTTCGTTTTCTATAAGCCTCGGTTCTAATTCTAGCTATTTCAGCATTGGCGGCTGTTGGGTCTGTTCTTTTTAATTTAAGTAACGGAAGATTTTTAAACCCAGTTGATTTTTCAACTTCAGCTTCAGCATCTTTAATTGCTGTTTCTTCTTGCGCTGCTTTGGCTATATTTGCTTTATTTTTCTCAATATCACCTTTTGTTTGGTCGCCACCAATGTAACCTGATGTAGTAGAAATAAATTTGTTTTGCTGCATACCTAATATTTCTCTTGTTGCGGCAGCTCTAGCTTTTGTTGGGTTCATACCTTTTGCTATGTTATCTTGCGTTAGTGCTTCGAGTTGTTGAGCTCCTGCACTACCCGCCCCAGCACCTTTCTTTTGCGCAGCTTCTAACCTAGCTTGATTCAAAGTCAATGTAGCCAATGCTTGTGTTTTCTGAAGATCAAACAAATGACTCTTAGAGGCGGCAGACTGCCCTGCAGCTACGCTAGCTGCTGCATCTCTATAAAGACCTAATTTTTCTTTTCTCTCAGCGTCGGCTAAATGGAAACGCATTTCGTTTCTGTGGGCTTTAGAGGCTTGATCAGCCTTGAGTGCTTCACCATAAGCACCGCCAAATTCACCAGCTGCACCAGCCGCAGCACGAGCAAAATTATTACCTTGAGACATAGCCGCAGCAGCTTTAAGAAGTGCGATACCTTTACCCTGTTCCAATTCTTGAGGGGCGCCAGCTTCTTGTTCAGCTATGCTTTTTCTATAGTCCCCATAAGGATCGCCTAAGCCCATAACTTTTTGAGCTTCTTCCATTTCTTTGGCTACTTTACCCCTAGTTTGTTCTTCGGTATCTGGCGTATCGTTTGCATTCATTATGTAGTTTTTGTACTGCTGTACACCGCTACCATCTCCGCCTAAATTATTATCGCCAAACTCAACTGAATCATCACCATCATCATTTAAATTTACTAAATCTTTATCTTCACTACTTCCGCCCCCTTTAGCAAAAGCCACAATACCACCAGTTCCAAAGTAGTTTTCTGGTTCTGCACGTTCTTGATTTATTGCGGCTACGGTGCTATCTTTAATCGACGGCTGAGCTTGAGCTGCAGGAGCCTGCTGCGCCATTTGCGCATTCTGCATTTGCCCAGATTGTTTAATTTTTTGTAACGCATTTAACGCAGTAAATGGGTCGATCTGTGGGTTGTGGCCGAGCAACGCTTGCTCTAGCATTTGAGGATTGCTCTTATATCTTTCAGCGTATATTAGTGACTGATCCATTATGCCTCCTGCAACTTACGTAGTGCAATACCACCGAGACCATGACTATTGACATGCCCGCCTTTGGCAAACAATTTAGATAAACCTGCTGCGCCTAACCCCAAAGAGGCAACAGTTTGCGCTGTACTAGGCGGCGCTTGATAAACCGAACTCGCCGTTTGGCTTGTAGGTAAACCCCGAATAATGTCCGACATGAACCCCATTTGTTGGTATGGATAGTTTTGCGCATTTTGGTAATTTTGGTACTGAGTGTTTAAGATGTTTTGAGCTTGCTGTTGCTGCTGAGTACCCGCTGCGTTTTGCAACTGATTGATGTCGACATTTTGGGAGAACTGTTGATTACCTAGATTGCCCAAAGTACTAGCTGATTGTAGAGCAGTATTTAAACCCTGCAAACCTAAATTAGCACCAAATTGGCCCTGTTGCGCGTTGAGTTGTGCGGCGTTAAGAGTCTGCCCTTGCTCAGCGTTAAATTGATTTTGGGCATTGTTATAAGCCGTGTTGTAGCCTTGACCAATTAAGTTTTGGTTAGCAAGTTGATTGTTTAGCCCAGTAGCTGCAGCTTGTACGCCAGCCCGTGAACCACCGAAAGCCCCTGCCTGTGTAGCTTGAGCGTTTTGAGTTTGCTGCGCTGCGCCTTGTAACTGCTGTTGTATAGCCAACTGAGGGGCAAGAGATGCTTGCAAATACGGATTCATGTAGGCTTGCGCCATGCCCGGACTTGTAAAACTCTGGTTCTGATACGGGTTATATGTGTATTGGGTGTTTAATGCGCCAAGTCCAGCTTGCCCTGCTATAGCCGTGCCCTGTTGTTGCTGGGGCGCAGTTTGCATCAATGCCGCATTTTGGAATGCTTGGTTTTGCAGTGGGGAGAACTGTGCGTTTTGAGCCCCCTGATACTGCATATAGGGCATGTTCATAGGGTCGGTATACGACGCCGCATTAGCAAGTAGATCCTGCGCAAATGGCGCAACTTCTGGCGCGAAGCCATAGTTATATTGTGTAACCGCCGTTGGGTTGGTACTGCTAGGTGTGTCTGCCATGATTTATCCTTATGCGGGAAGGTGTTTAGCAGCCTTGGTATCGGTTGCTACTTTATTTTTACCAATTGTCTTACCACGAGATTTTTGAATTCTGTCCATCATGGCGTATAGTTGCCTTGCACCAGCGTCAGTAGAACCATTTCCTAGTTCAGAAACTATTCGTGCAGGAACCACAAACTCACCATCAGCAAGCCGAGCAGGTTGTTTATGACCAATAGTAGCAGGTATCGAATCGGATACCCCATCGCCCGGGCCACGTAGTAGACGTCCACCATCTGAATAGCCTCCAAGGTTAAACCCGCCATCAGCCATACCGCCGTGAGCCATACCCATTAAACCGCCTGTAGCATATTGGGGATTTAACATACGCTGAAATTCATTTTCACTGCTAGCAACTAAGCTACCATTAGAGTCATAATATTTTCCATTGGCTATGTAGAAACCAGGGTATGCGGTTAATTGTGTTCCCGTAGTTCCATCGGGCAAGTTCATTGTTTTACCCGTAGTTCCAGAAGTACTTGCCGTTGTACCCACACCAGAAGTTGAACTTGTTTCTTTATAGTTGGGGTTAAGCATAGGCTTACCCGTATTTGGATCAAAAATAATTCTTTGTTGTGAAGTACCTGTTGCCGCTGCTGGGTAATATGGTTTTGCAACCATGCCATCTGGTGTTACAGGCATCGTAGGAACTGCAGAAGTTTTACCTGTTAGGTAGTCATAAGCCTGTTTAGTTCCACCAGATAGTTGGTTGTATTTGGCATTAAACTCATCCATTGAAGACACAGTCGGCGAAAGGTAACCTGTGCTACCACCACCTTTTGTGTACGCATTGATAACATCGTTCATGCCTGTAAACCCACCTGCAGGTCTACCGGGAATGTTTGGGTTCTGACTAATTGTCCCGTTAGGATTAACGAATGCGTTGTTACCGCCGACGCCGATAGGCAATGCAGATGCTGGCGCAATAGCAATAGACGTGGGTGTAGTTACATTAGTTGTTGTATGACTTGTTGGGTTAACTAACGTAGTCGGCGTGGGTGTAGGGGTAGGAGTAGGGGTAGGTGTAACTGTCGGCGTCACTGCTTTGGGTACAGTTGAATATTTACCATTTGGGTTAACTTGGTTATAAAGCGCCTGTATCTGATCCGCAGACATATTGACAGCTTTACCCATCGTGGCAGGGTCTACATTAAACGCATCCATTTCCTTGGCAATTTGCGTATCGGCGGGTATATTAGTAGCTGAATTAGGGCCACCAACTGTATTTTGCGCAGTTACAACCGCGTTTCTAATGTCCGTAAGAGCACCCGTTGTAGGGTTTGCACCCAAACCTTTATCAAAGGTAGAAACGTCAGCCGCTGCTGGGCTTAATAAATTACTAACAGCATATGGGTTATTTGTAGATTTTAGATATGCGGCATACGCCGCAGGATCCATGTGTGCTTGGGATAGCGCTGCGTTGACCGCATTGGGATTTGACAAATCAATACCACTTGTTTGGATGTAATTGGTGACTTGGTCAGGTGTGTAAGATGTGTAATTAGGTAAAGCAGCTTGGGCCGCCGTTGCTGCTGGGCTTCCGTTAACATATAGACCTGGAGTTGCAGTAGCACCATCAGCATTATTAATTGCCATTTGGCCTGCTTGAGCAGGTGTAGACGCACCCATAGACTTATCAAGAGCCGCTAATCCAGCAGGCACATAACCCGCAGCAGCTACCGCAGCAGGGTCGGCATGGAATTGTTCTGTAGCCGCAGCTACATTGGCATTGGGGTTAGCCGCAAAATAATCTTGAATCTGTTGAGGTGTATACGATGTGTATCCACCGTCGTCAAAATGCTTAACCTCACCACCTTTAGCAAGTCCAAAAATAGATGGATCAGCTTTATTAATTTGATCTTGGCGTGTACCTGTATACTGGTTGGCAGGAACTTTGCTTATGTCATACACTTGATGTGTATAAGGGTTGACCATCTTGGTTTGAATATACGCAGTGGGGCTGGTACCGGGCATCGACACAGTCGGCTGAGACATTGTAGCCATAGGAGCAAGGGCAGCCAAGCCCATTTTTGCTGCGCTCATCCCGCCACCCATTGATTTAATTGCAGCGGAAGGATTATCGTATGCTGATTCAACACCGGTACCTAAAGTACTAAGTCCAGTTGGAACCGTGCCCGTATACCCGGGAACTGAGGCGGCAGCGTCAGCCGTTAAATTTGCGCCCTCAACACCAAAACCTGCATTTTGTGCAGCTAGCATAGCAGCTTGAGAACCCGCCCCAGAAGCAGCACCTTCACCTAGAGTGCTAGCGGTAAGCTCAGGACTTGCAGCACCTAAATTCATTAACCCACTAGTAATACCTGCACCACCATAAGCACCTAAACCTGCCATTAGACCTTTTTCAAGATTACCTGTTTTAGCAGCCCCAAGAAGACCAACTCCACCACCAATAACTGCGGCATTGCTCAAACCCGCCATACCAATATCTGCGCCTAAAGACATACCGCCTGTCATGTAAGCCAACCCTGCGCCTACAATTGTAGGAAGCAATTTATCTAATAGGCCAGCTTCGGGTAAACCCGTATGTGGGTTGGTTGGTAACTGAGGTATGCCATGTTGTTGGGCTAATTTTTGAAGCGAACCCACCTCCTGCGCGCTCATGTGCACAAGCATTTTGTCGTTACCACGACCTTGCTGAGCTAAGTGTTGTGCTATGTTTTGGAGACTCATATTTGCCTCATAAATAAGTTAGAGTTTATCATATCAGCCTACTTTCCAGTTAGTACCGTTAGAGTAGACAGGCACAGTTGTTGTGCCCCCGCCAGCGACAGTAGAACCAAAAGTGGTTACTGAGGAATCCGATACAAATGTTCTTGTTCCTGCATTCGATGAAGACGCAGTCGGCAAAGTTGCAACTGTATAAATTGTTGTATTTGTAATATACGCGCTTGTTAGTACGGTCAAAACAGAGTTTAATTGATTAAAAAATAAACGTAAAGTATTAGTAAGCTTTTCTTGATAGTTAACATCATATTCTATCGGCGCTAACGGCAGATTAGGAGCTGCGGGATTAATTGGTTTCGTTGCCATTATCTACGCCCATCCGGTCTAATTTCAAAACGCGGTGCGCCGAGCTGCCAAGTTGTGCCGACTTGGTTAGATTCCATCTTGAATATAAACTGACGACCCCTGATGCGGGTATACACATACCCAGTAAAAGTCTCAGGGTTACCATTGATGTCGACGCTATATACAGGATTAGGACTTGTTTGATTGGTAGAGATGCCTGACCCTGAGTTTATTAGCGATTGAATGGTCATCGTTGTAGTCGGCGATGTTGCAGTTGAATTTTCAAACGTTAAGTCAGGCAGTACCTTAGAAATAAATGCAAAATGATCCCCGTCCCCAATATCAAATTCAGAAGAAGATATATAAGCGTCAATAGCTGTGGCAGTTCCCGTTTCATTATTGTCAAGACCACTTTCTTGGTTACACAAATAGCCGTTGTAGGTTGCACCAATTGGATTAGATTGAAGCGTAGTATCCAGCCAAGCAGTCCTGCCTATAGAGCCGTAATACCATGTTTTTTCAATGTAGTTATAAACAACATAGCTATTAACTTGTTCGCTAGTACCTGATACGTAGAACCACCAGACTTCATTAAAGCCTTCTACCGTACTACAGTAGACTTGTTGGTTTTGTTGCTGGTTAATGTTTTGAAATATGTATCGACGTAGATCACAATTAAGCGTCTGTACCCGACCATCGTACATATAGAACTTATCCACACCCATCCAGTACACAACACCGGAAGCAAGCGTAGCCGAATTGGGGCCAATAATAGATGTGTTTTCACTGAGCAACTGCACGCCCCAAACATACGGAGGGCCAAGATACTGCAGTGAATAAACTGCTTGGTCTGTAAGAGTCACAATCTCTTGGCGGGTTTGGACAGTAGTAACTATCTGTGAGCCGTGGGATAAGCGCACATCGCCTGCTTGATTGGTAATATCTGGATACCATACCAACGGATTTTGCTGGTCAGACCAACGAATAAGCAGGGGATCTAAATAAGTTTGGCCAATTGGGTTAGTGCCAAAAACAAGCACGAAGTTCGACGCGTCTGAAATCTGAAGTACATTCTGGTACAACGGCACGTCCATGAGGAGCGCTATAGACTGCACGCCCGACTGTGAACCGCTGGTATTAATGGGGGAACCATTTATTGTCGTAGCTAGATTAAACGACGTGCCTGATAAATTGACAACGTAATATGTGGTACTAGTTGATAAGCCAGTCGGCAGAGCCCCAGTCGTGCCTAGCTGAATAGAACTGTTGTTGGTTAAAGTGACTAAGGATGTCACAACTGCTGGAGATGCTATCGTAATAGTAACCGTGCCACCTGTGGTGTTAAGCGCCACACCCCTAGTACTAACTCCGCTTGAAGCTGTCCAATAATAAATCCCACCACCACGGGGGCCAAAAATCAAGTTTTCGCCAAAATTAAAAGCATTCCATATCTGCAGATTATTCTTAACGGTTTGGCCTGTACCCCAAGGCCCAAGACCCCAAGCACCCGCACCCCAACCATTGAACGGCGTTTGTGTAGCAGGGCCAGTATTGACTTGGAATGCAGCTACGACAGAGCTACCACCGCCAGTTGTTGTGGACGTTGCGTTTGATCCCGCATTGATAGTAAAAGTGTTATTTGTTGGTGTGGAAACAATTTGATATTGGCCATTGATCATCAAGCCGTCAACTGCCGTAGCACCACTAAAAGTCACAAAGTCATTGATGAAAGCGCCGTTTGCTGTGGCCGTAACCGTAACTATGGGCGAATTAAGTACCGTAGCAAAGGGGTTTGTACCCAACGTTACCGTTGATCTAATGGGGGTTATATCAAAATAGCTTGTGCCGTAAGTGAGGTAGTACTTTAAGTTTGTGCCTACGCCGACTAGGTTAAGATTAGCAAGCGTAATCCAATTCCATAAAGAACGGCAAACACCTAAAAATGTATTGACCGAATACTGCGTCCAACCACCTATTTTTTCCGGGCTACCTTGGCGAAACCGCACCCACTGGCTTTCATACCACCCGCCTTCAGTAAAGAAACGAGTGTTCTCCCGATTAATTCCCGGCTTAAAGGTGATTTTTTGTATGACGCCCATAGATTAAGCATATTTCCTTGTACCCATTTTATCAATGATAAGCGCCATCCGTCTAGGCTTATCGCCTTCTTTATTTGGGATGGATATGTGCGTCCAGCGATCAAACTCACGGATTACTTGGTCGTAGTCTAGCTGGGATGCTATGATTTTTTGAACGACCTCATTTGGAGTCATATCGGGTACACGAAAATCGCATGCGCAGCCCACCCTATGCTGGCTGGAATCTTTTGAGCCGACTGCGTCATTCAAGGCCTTTGACCGAAACGCGCTGTTAACCATGATCGGCACGTCGCCCAGCACGAACTTAACCTGCTCCAGAAATTGGGCAAGGCGGTAAAGATTATGGGTTTCATCTGCATTTGGTATGTTCTCCAAGTTTCTGTGATCTGTGTGTGTCAGCTCTTCGAGCGAAAAGTGTTTGGTTAATTGGGTCATTTCGGGTCACTTTGTAGGTGTTGAGTTGTGGATCATTGTGTCCTTGGCTTGTGAACCACTGGACGATCCAAAGTAAAACGAAAGGACTAACATCAACGCACCATCAAGCGTACCCAGCACACGGGCAATCAACTCACGCATGGACGGGTCAATAATATGGGTCAATAGAAAATACTGCACTGCCGACCATGCCACCACAATCATGATAGAAAGAATGGGCGGTATAAAGCTATTGGTGCTGATTTGCATTTGACGCGCACTTGTGCGGTCTGCTACAGCCAACTTCTCAAAGTCTAGCCCCATCTCTTGCGCTCTGGCTTTTAGGGCAATCTCAGCGGTTTGGAGTGAAGCAATCTGGTCGGCGGTCATCTTGCCAGAGTTAATCGTGTTCTGCACTTCACTAGGGTCAACCCCTATGGCTTTAGAAACTGCCTCAACCGCCATGCCAGCGAGCGGGCCAGCTAAACAGGTAGCCAATGTAGGGCAAATTGATTCAATCCAGCTCATAATATCCCCTTACTGCGTTGATAGTCTAGATGAACACCATACATGAGTACGGCGAAAACAAATAGCCATGTAACCAAGCCCGTAGCCAAAGCCACTCTAATCTTCCACTTGTCAATAAATTGTCTGCGTTTAAGCGCAACCAGCTCGCGGGCTTTTTTTCTTCACGCTCGATTTTTTCTCGCTCTTTTCGCACAATTTCGCGCATTTCTGTGAATTTTGACCAAAGACCGGGCATTCCAACCTGATATATGATCATCTCACGAAGTTCAGTTTCCATCTGCTCAATCTGTTGTTGGCGCAAAATTCTGTTCATCGCCTCTTCATTGATACTGATATTCTTGGGCAGCGGGTTCTTCTTGGCTTCTTTCTCAGCTTCCTTGAACGACTCTTGATGGGTAAAGAACGCACCAAGGTGACTGCCAATATCATTGACAATATCACCGACTTCTTTGCCATCTTTCTTGAAGTCTTGGTATAGATCAATGCACTCACGAATCCCTGCGTGAGCTGCTTTACACGCCGCAAAGATGGTGATTGGATCCATTATTTTTTCTTCAGACCTTTGAGTGTCTCAGCCAAACGCGCACGCTGCCCCTCTTTCCCGGGTTTTTTTGCAGCGGCGGCTAGCTTCTTTGCAGGAATCGTCTTACCAGCAGGTACACCCAATTCTTTTTTTAAAGCACCGGGTTTTTTAATTGCGTTTTGAATCCAATTTTTAGCCATGATTAAACTCCAAAGAACTTGTGGAAGAACTGCGCCGCTACACCGGGGCCAAACATGACCATTGCCATCACAGCATAGATCAAGAATTCAATCTTGGTCATGCGCCTCTCCCCTTCTTTTAAGGATTGGGCAATCTGCTGATAGCGTTGGTCACATACGGCAACGTGAACGGCTAGGTCTTTTTCGGTGTCGCTCATGTCACCAAGTTCCATGCCTTGGTCTCCTCATCCCACACATAACGCTTGGGTGCGTCTGGTGTTCCGACATCAGTTG